TTGGATCTGATTCTTTATTTCGAGGAAAGGTTAATTTATAATCGATAATACAAGGTTCAATAATATAATTATTGTTGATATCAACGAAACGAAGTGAATTATTACAACGCCTAACCGTAGCTGAAGCAGCAAAATTTTTAATAATTTCAGAATTAAAAGTTAAAAAATAATTAGAATCAAAATAATATTTGTATCCTATCCCAGTTGCATGTCCAATATCGGGGAAAAGTATGGATTTCCAATCATCCCCTAAATTTTGACCTGTTTCGCTGGAAATTGCTGTAAGAATACGAACATCAGCATTTTGAAATGAACCAGATGTTATCGGAGATTCTTCTTGTATGGTATATATATTTGGACTATTGTAAAATTGAGATGTAAGTAAGGACTGAAATTGATTCAATATAATTGTACTGGAGGATAATGCAAAATCTGGAGCAAGTGTAAAATATTTAGGCATATTATCCTCCAAATGTCTGTAAATTCCAATTTGACCAATTATTATGCTTTATAGAATAATCTACTAATAATTGTGAAATTTCTTCTTTTTTCTGGTTTAATAAATCTCTTTTTTCCCTAAGATTCTGGGACTCACTATAGTGCTTAAAGTCCCGGTCTGTGATTGCAAGGTTCACTTGAAGTACATCATTTACAAGTTTTTGAAGCCACCATTTTACCATAATCTGAGACAGAATTAATATTACATCTTCACTCAAAGTAGTTGAAAATGTTTGTGTAGTCGTACTATAAACTAATGTTTCGGCACAAGTAGGTGAAAATTCATTAATACTAAATCGAAGCCAAGGTTCAAGGTAAGTATTAAATACATTGGAACCTGATGTTGTATACAAGGAGTTTAGGCGGTAGTCTGTAATTAATTGCATAAAAAGATCATTAATTTCATCTAGAGTCGTCGCCATTTTACCTCCTTTCTTTTAAAAAGATATATAAATTTATACTTTTTGATATTTTTTTATTTTATTTGATCTTTGTTTTATTTTATAAATTCTGTCATATTCTTTCGTTTGTTTTTCATAAAATTTTCTCACATCAAATCTATAAATAAATTCATCAATACCAAGATTATATAAAAAATCATCATTTTTATTTTTTATAAAAATTTTTTTAATTCTTTTTAATAGATTTTTGATCATCTTGATTACTCTTATCTTTCTTGTTGTTCTTTATGTAACTTGATTTGTTCAATCATATAGTCTGCACTTTCTTGAATATTAATTCCAGATTTTTGATCTATCTTATAAATCAAATTACTATCAACAAATTTTCCTGCAATAATATTATCAATTAACATTTGTCTAATAACCCCTTGTTGCGTTTCATTAGCAGATAAATAAAGTGTAAAAGTATCATTCGAGGATGTATTTAAATAAATACTATCAATCATTTCTTTTGAAAGAATTTTCGTTGATATTTCTTCTGTAATATGTCTACGGATTACACGTTTATCTAAAATATAAAAAATACCATCATTGAGAAAATGCTGATAAAGTTCTATTATTTTAACCAAGTCAGAATAAATAATTCTTTTAATTTGCCCGAAATGGTCAAATGTATATCTTGTACCTCTTCCTTTGCTTTCAGTAGTAAGATTAAGTTGCCAAGGAATTAAGCTTATAACTTTTATATAATCATCTTGATTTACTTTGAAAATATTGAAATCATCCTTATCTTCTAATGACGAATCAACATTTTTTGATTTATTCGCAATTCTTAATTCAATTTTCATGTCATTTAATTGTTTCTGTAAAGAATTAATTAGTTCTTCGTATTTATTGACATTTTGCGAATTATTAGAATTATCAATATTTTCGGGATTTATAATATCAATATTATTTTGTGTCATATCATTATTTGGTGTGACAACTTCCGATTCCGTATCATTTGATACGTTTGCAGTTTGCAATTTCTTCGGTCTTCCTAACTTAACCATTTATTTTTAATTCTCCTTTTTTTTATTTTAAAATTGGTGGAGGAAATTTCCTCCACCAATAGATAATACCAAAATACTACAAGCTAATGACGCCTGCTACGGCATTAGTACAAACCGCTTGACCCCATGCCTTCCAAAAAGTCGTTGATTGAGTGAGATTTGCAGCATCAAATGGGCCAGTTGTATTCGAAAGAGTATTACCTTCCAAACAAACTTTAATAAGTTTCTGAGACGATGGAGAAAGAACCCATAAATAAGAATTACTTAATTTCGCTCCAAATGGAGTTGCAATATCGGCAACTTGAGGCAAAGCAACTAAATCATAACCAAAAGCTTGTTTCATGTAACCAAGTTTTGCATAATCATCTGTTAAACTATAGCGATAGTTTACATCATCAGGAAGAACTTGAGCTAATGCTCTTTGAGTACCAACAATTACCGCTTTATTACCAAAATTCCACGCTGTAACGCGTTGAGCCAAATCTACAAGTGCATCTGATGTAAATCCACTTACATATAAACCAGTTGTAGTAGTTGAATCTACTGCGGACATAGTTGTAACAAACAAATTATAAACGTCTATACTCATTTGAGTTTCAATTGATAGAACTGCTTTTGCAGCTAAATCAGCAAGAGAATCCATACCAGCTAAAACACGATATAAACTCACTCCTACAGTAATTTCATGCATTTCTGGAACGACAGTTACCTGACCAGAAAATTGCTTTTTAATTTCAGCTTTTCTTTGGCGATGACCAGCTAATGAAACTGACCATAAATCACGAGGTTTAATGTCAAATTTAAAACTATCACCCCATCCGCCAATACGAACATCAGAATATACAGCGATGGTTTCGATAATTGATTCTGGTAAAATCATATCAATTAAAGCACCTACCACGGCAAAAGTTTCGTGAATAACGTTTGGATGATTAAACCATTCGTCTACGGGACGATCTGCATAATAGGGAATATTTGCACGCATAAGAATTTCCTTTTTCAATGCGGCATTAATTCTCGCTTCTTTTTCATCCAAACTATAGGTTTTATCATATTCGAAAGTTTTTGTAGAACCATTGGCCTTATTTAATTCGCGATAATTATGCCAATAATCCAAAAATGCCGCGAATAGTTCCTTGCTGGATTGACTAGCCGAAGCATACTTTTCGACTTCAAATGTCATTTTCATATTACTTTATTCCTCCTTGATTTCCAATCTCTAAATATGTTAAATTATTTTTAATATTATTAATACTAGGCATAACTACGAACTTAATTATAAAGGCATTCGAGTTTATACGCCGTTACTCTTTGGTTATCAATTCCACCACTACCAATTGAAATATATGTAGTAGCTAATACCCGCCACGACATAACCGATGTTCCAAGAGGAGTTGCGCCAGCGTGTAATCGCCAATTATCCGCAAGAGAATTTGCATAACCATTCGAAGCAATAGCGTTATCGAAAATTCCACTTGAAGCAGTAATAATATCCCCTGGTTGAGGCTTAAATGCATCAATTATTTTTCCCGCTTTATTATAGAAATTACGAGGATCTTGATTTAAACCACGATAAGCATAATCTCCATCATAAGTTATGGGAACTTCTGGCGTAGAAGCCATCCATAAACCATTTAAAGAACCAGTAGTTGGTTGAACTGCATACCAAAGTTCTGAACTACCACTTTGGGTAGATAATTGAGATGCAGACGAAAAAATCCAACCATTATCTAGATCTGACCCCGAATAAAAACTGCGATTCAAAGAATCAATATTCTCGGCCATAACTCTATTTTGAATTACAACACAATGCTGAGTCATATTTCTATATTCCTCCTATATTATTTTTGAAATTTTTAAATGAATTGTTATTAACGATATTTTTAATACTATCTTTGATATTATCGCTGATTTTATTATTGATTTTATTACTTGCCAATTTTGTCCCAAATTGATACTTGTGTATCAGTTCTCTTTCCCCAAGGGAAACCAATTTTCTTATCTCCATTATCAGGAGCAGCATCTTTTTTTGTTGGGAATCCAAAGGCTTTCGCTTTTGCCATATTTTTAAAACCTTCAACATCTTCGGTCTTAAAATCTTTAGCAGACGAACGAAGTATTTCAAGTTCTTTAGCAGGAATTTCAACAGTTTCTTCAATATATTTCAAAGTTGAATCTACTGCAAAATTAAATTCTTTACGTTCAACATCAGCTTTAAATTTTTCTAATTCTTCAATTTTTACAGAAAATTGTTTCTTTTCTTCTTCAACAGCAGCCATTTTTGCAGCCATTTCTTTTTTATCTTCTTCTTGGTCGACTTTTTCTTTTTCTGCTTCGGCCTTTTTCTTTTCAGCTTCGGCCTTATTTGCAGCCATTGTCTCTTCAAAACCCTTACACATTTCCTGTAATGCCATTCCCTTGCAATATAAAGCATTTGCTAATTTTGCAAAGTCTTTTTCACCATCATCACCCTCGGTAGAATATTCAGCTACCAATTCTTGATAATCTTTAGTTTCGGATTTGAGAAAGGCTAAAACAGCCTTAGTGTCCAAATTTGCACTATTGCTCATATTTCTCTTTACCTCCTTGTTATTTTTTTCGAGTTTATTTAACTCAAGTTTGGTATAAATACCTTTAATTTTTGAAACTACACTAGTTTCATTTTGTCCTTCTGCGCGTTGTAATGCAGAAGATAATCCATAACGATTATAAACTGCTTTTGATCCTGTGATTTGCATTATTGGATAGTGCAACGAAGATGACGGATGATCTTCCCATCCAGAATCAACTATTGCATAAACATCATTTACTAATGATTTATAATTCTTGGCATTTAAAACTTTATGCATTAAAGCAGTTTTATCAACATTTCCCCAAGGCGAACTAGACATTGAATCTTTGGATTTATCAACCGTTATTGTTTCACCAGTTCCCCACTTTGAATTATCAGCAAAATCTTTAACGGAATTTGTTGGTAATTCATCAAAATAAGAAATACCATCTTTATTATCAAGGCTTTCAAATAAATTTTTGGTCCACAATAATGATTCTTCACCTCCCCAAAGCATAAACGTAATTTGATTATCGGTTGGATTAACTTCATCAAATTTATTTACACCTTTCTTTAACATATAATGACTTGCATGTTTAATTTTATCTGGATTAGTCTTTTCACTCTGGGTCAAATGTTCGGCATGTACTTTTGCAAGCCCACTACCACGTCCAAATTTTTTCTTTAATTCTAAACCCTTAGAGGCATTTGATTTAATGGAAGACGGAATTGTAAAATCTAAATCGTTTTGATGAGAACCGAATTCTAAATCATAGATTTCTTTATACTCCTTGTTTTCTTCAGCAAATGATAATTGTATATTCGCTCCAGGAGAGGCCTCAGTCACTAAATCAGACAATACACAAATACCATCAAATATCCAGTCTTTCATTACAAGGACATCATTATTATCTTTATCAGAATTTATCACATCAACTTCTACACTAACTTTTTTTGTATTGGTTTTTTCTTGTCTAAAAACAGAAAGAAATTTTTGGGCATATTTAACCCATATTTTACCAATCACTGACAAAGTTATGGTTTTATTTGCATTCTCTTTAAATTCCGCCGAATTTGGAACTACAAACCCTGCTATTAAATTTTTATCTTCGTCAACGTGCGTAAAGAAGTCGCCCGTAATTGAAGAAATGGTAAATAATATAGGTTTTTCAAATATGGTTGGAGCGGATTTTTTAAGTGCATTAACGTCACATGTAGTATTATTGCGTGTTAAACCTGTAGAAAAAGCATCAATTCTAGCACTAACAAATTGAGAATTATTTTCTTGTTCTAATATTTCAGCGTTTTGTAATTCAAAAATAAGTTTTTGACTCATTCCATTATTACCTCCTCCTTTCTTAATAAAGGAGATAATTCCTTCATTAAAATTTTAATATAATTGAATTATATTAAATTAAATTAATTGCTTTCATATGCCACGGAATATTTTTCATTTGTTTTGCCCAATCTTCCGTCTTTACAAAATAATAAAATCCTTTACCATCCATAGCAATAAATGGCAATCCCCCTTTGGTTGTCAAATATATTGCCATTCTTTTCTTACATTTAAACCATTCTTTCATTTGATCTTCTGTTGGATTTCTTATAAGCAAATTTTTACTCTCCTTAAGTTCCGACGCCTAAATCCCACATAAATACGAATTTGGGATCACCGCCAGTCATATTAGCCTTATCCGACCAATCTGTGCTTTCGGCGTACTCGTTCTGTTGAAGTTTAATCATTTCTCTTATACGTTCCTCAACAACTGGATTATCTTCGTCAATCGCTAATTTTTTAATTTCATTTAGAGAATTAGTCGTGAGGATTTCTCTATTAAGATATGCCGTAGCAATATCCAATACATTTGAGAAACTTATATCAACTTTATCAATTTCTGGAATTATGACAGGGGCGTTTAAATCTGTAAGTAGATTATAAATAATCAAGGAATGAGAAATTTCTTCCTCGTGCTGTTCTTCGAAGTGTTTTGCTAGATTTGAAAATCCTTTATTTTTAAGCCAGCCAGCAATAAATATATATAAATTTGAATTGTAAATTTCTGCGCCTTGCTGTTCTTGAAGCACAGAAGCTAAATTATCACTTATTAATTGAGTCAAATTTCATACCTCCTTATTATAATATTTCAACAAATGAGGTCTCATTAGTAGAGTAAATACGCGATCATGTCCCCAGGCTTCATACTGCCTGAATTTACGTCGTAATTCATTAAATTCAAACTTCCAGATGCTTTAATAAATGACCCAGCAATTGTAGTCACAGGACTTCCTCCACGTGTATATTGCCACATTGCCCCGTTATTGTATGATGCATTAAGAATTGTTACACGACTCGCAGACATTTGGGCCGTGGTAACATAAGTCACTCCACAATAAGCTGGAACACCTGATGCACTTTGAATGGCCGAAATATTTGTTTGCGCAGTTTGTAATGCAGTACCTAAAGCAACAGTACAAGCAGATTTATTCATGCGATTAAGCAACTTTTTATAAGCGTTAGAAATAGCCAAGATCTTTTCCTCCAATTTTGAATATGAATATGATAATATTTATCAACATGCGAGGCCAGTTCATCACCGTTACACATCAATAAATATTTTAATAAAAAATTTTGATATTTCTATCAAAATTTTATGACTTGATTACAAATTATTCAATTTATTTCAACTATTTTGAATTATTTTCAATCAAAACCAACTTACAATAAAATCTACAATTTAATACAAAAAACTAACCTCTTTCGTTACCCGAATTGCCACGGGTATTTACCCCTTCTTCACCTAGATCAATATCCGACTTTTGCGGTCTTCCTCCCTTATCTCCCGCACCTCCACCACTAATTTGCGTAGCAGGTACAATCGGAGTCAAATTATCCACAAACACATTCGCCCTCGCCTCATCTAATTGTCTTTGGAACGTAAATGGCGATACACCAATTGCCGCGGCAATCTTTTGTGGTAAAATAATTCCACTAGGAACTAATCCCATCACAGGTTCTAATCTTTGCTGCCGATTTGTGTAATTGTTCGTACCCTCTAACATAAAATTGAACTTAAATTTTTTAGTTCTCGCATTTATGTTATAGTTCAAAAACGCATTAAATTGAGGATACAATTTCATCATTAATTGTTCATCTACACCCAAACTTAATGTGGTTTCAATTGCATTTGTTCTATTTTCGCTTGTAAAAATCAAATTAGAATTTACACCAGACATAGCAACAGCATTTTTCATATAACTAGAATACACTTCATTTTGAGGGGTAAATTCTAATGCTTGAACATTAGTTAAAGGCAAAGCTACACTTTTCAACGAATCCCCAATTGCCGCTTTTACAAATGCAAGAAATTGTCCTAATGTCTTTGGAGTCAATGAAAAAGCATCTTTAACTTTAGACGCGGTATCTTTCAACATAGGAATTTCGCCCGCAACCAATCTTGCTGCGGCTGACATGTTAATATTTTTTTGTAGAGCACGAATTAATGGTTGTTGAATAAAATCATTAAATAAAGCTGAAAAATATGGTACACGAGTTGCAATTTCTGGATTAAGTTTAAAACACCAACCATAAGGATCGCGTCCTATTGGAATATCTGCCCAATAAACCCACGACGAATCACCTCTTAATTCAGGTGGCAATGATGGAATATATTGTGGAATTTTACCACCATTCATTCTCATTACTTCATTAAATTTAATTTTAAAGAAATCAGGATAAAAATTAATATCAATTCCTGGTAATATAAAAAAGTACATATTAAAGCTAAATAATAGACAATGAGGACTTCTACCAGTAATAAGTGTATATTCTGGACTTGTCGGCAATTCTTGTAAAACTATTTTATTTCCATCAAATCTTGTACATGAAAAAAATGCTTCATTCCGAAGCATTTCTCTTGTAGCAATTGCAAATTCTTTTTTATGATCAAATTTATCAAAAAATTGTTTTACTATATCAAGATCTGATTGATATGCTTTTGAAGAATAATCAGAATATTTCGCATTTACAGATTCATATGTAAAATCATATGAAAGCATGTCACCCAAATAAGAAAGGAGTCTTTTGTATGGCTGTGATTGTAATTCAAAATCTTGACTAAAACCTTGTAAATATTTTTCAGAATCTTTTGGATTAAGCATTGCTTGAGCAAGCGTATCTTCTGTTGCTTGGACTGGATTAAGAGTCATGTCACGCATACGTGCGTTTACAAGAAGAGGCGTCAATACACCAGGATAGATACCATTGCCAGATAATTCCTGAGCAAATTCCAAAACATTAAAAATTTCTAATTCTGAAAGTTCTGATTCTTTTATCATTTCAATTTTATTAATTGCACTAATCTTATCGTTTTTATTAATTCTTTTTGTCAATTATGTTCCTCCTTTCTTAAGCAGACTGTACAAGAGCAAGCATTTCATCAATATCGTTTGAATCTTCAAATGTTTTTAATAATTCTATATCTAAAATCGAAACGAAATAATTTAAATAACTCACAGCAGTATATCTATCTTTTCTTGCACTTGGAGCCTCTATTAATTTTATTAATCCATTTCCAACCATAGACATTTCAAGCGAAATACATTCATTGATTAACAATTGTGTATTAACATGTGGTGCTAATAAATACGCTCTATAAGACAAGTCATCTTGATTCAAAATATCTTTATTTTGAGATTTGATAAGAAAATCTTCTTCTGTAAAATCATCACATAAAAATGTAATTAATTTTCTTTTCAATCTATCCCTAAAAGATACAGCAATCTGAGAATTTAATTCTTGCGTTGCACCAATTGGAAAAATACATTCAATTGCACCATCGGGTGTTAAAGTTCTTTCTCTAAGTTCTTCTTGTAATTTTTCGTCAACAGCATCATGTCTCATTACTGTCATTGCAGGATATTCTATTCCTCTAGCTTCATCCTGAGTTACAGATGTTAATGCATCATATAAACTTATTCCCGCTGCTTTAATATCAAGTATTAAATAATCTGCATTAAATTCAAAGAAAATTTGTTTTACCCTAAGTGCTTGAATTGTAGTATTTTTGCCATTCATGCTTTCTAAATATGTATTTTCTGTTAACCATCCATATTTAGTAGGATGCAATCTCGCACAATCAATAATAGTATTATCATTTGTACTTCCTTTACGCATAGCAACATCAACACTAACTACTCTTTTTTCGTCTTGAAGTTTATGAATGTCGTAAGGATTTTTTTTATCAAAATTATTTTTTAATGGTCTCCAACATCTTTTGATACTTCTATCGAATAAACCTATTTTGAAAAATGACGATGATGATGCAGAATATGGAATATTTCCATATTCCATAAGAAAAATAATTGGATCAAAAGTATCTTTGTCAGATTGAATTTGTTTTTTTGTTTTAATATTATGTTTTAAAACAATTTGAAAATCAAGAAATAATGCTTTAATATCTTCATCGCCATTAGCAATTTTTTTTATAAATTTTCTCGCCTCATCATACCATTCATAAGATTTATAATACGAAGATGTAATAATAATTTCTTGTGGTTCTTCTCGTAATTTTATATATCTTGGATCAGATTCTACCAATTTTATATATTCAGGTTTATTTAAAAATGGAGGAATTCGACTAACAAGAAATGGTCGAATAATAGAATCTATTACTGATGATGGAATAAGACGTCTTTCTTCAAGAACATTTATATTCGAACGATGGCCCCTCGCGGCTTCACCCGACATAACTACTAGAATTTTAGAACCATTATGAAACGGGACCTCATATTTATTTTGATTAAATGTAATTACTCCTGTTTCCCTTTGAATATTAGGATATTCTTTTTGTAATGCCACACACCATTGCGAAATAATTAAGCCAGCTTGTTCCTTCGTGCTGGAACATAAAACTATAATTGTTCCTGGATATAAAATTGATTTTGCTATAGAATATACTGCAATCAACCAAGATTTAGCACTAGCACGAGAAGCTATTCCTAAAAATTCAGTAGAATGAGAAATAAGCATTATCATAAATCTTTGATATGGAAACAATCGAATTCCCAAATAATGCTCAATAAAAAATGCCATATTATTTCTGTATAAAGTTATCCACATTTTAAGATTTCGTTTTTGCTTTTCAGTAATTTCTTTTGCCAAAACCATATTTTTAGGATGTTTATTTCTATCTGCGCTTCCAGCATTTTTGGTGTAATTAAAATTAGGTGAATTAAGATTAAATGAGTGAGGATTTCTTGGCATTATTATCTTCCTTATCATCTAATGATTTGATATTTCCTATCTCATCACTGACATCACTTAATTCATCATTATTATCAATATTAAAATCTTTTGAACCTGTAATAAAATTTTTCATACTTCGAACCATATAATTCCATATATATTGCCAATCTCCAAAATAATCTTTTTTATATAATTCGGGCATTTCATGTTCTAGAAAAATAGCAGGTCCATTTTCTTCAAGATCCTTTACTTTCATCCCAATAGTATCTAAAAATTTTCCCTCTTCAACCATTTTCGCTTTATCGGGAGATATTGCTAAACTTGACATTAATGTTTGTAATTCTTTTACAGAAGTTGCTTTTACTTCTCCAAAATGATCATTTTGATATTTTCTTATTTCAAGTTGTTTTAAACAAACATATTTTGCAAGAGATTCTTCCGCATAACTATTTATTTTATGTGTATTTCTAAGTTCAGACAATTCCTTTTCAAGAAATACATAATCATTTGTTTCAAATGTTGCACCCCAAAATTCTTTGAGATAATCCGCATCTTTATAATCATCATCCAATGAATTATTTATAATCTTGCCATCACTACTATTATCTTCTACAAAATATAAATCAATTGTGTCCCCTCTACCTCTAATAAAAGTTAATTTTGTTCTATAATTACCAAAAATATTTTCAACTATTCCACCAACTTCTTCTTTTTTTTTGATTTGTGCTTCAAGCATTTGTATTGCTTCATCGAGATATGCTACATTTAATATTTTACATATCTTATATATGGTTTTTGATAAAGATAAATTGGTAGAATAAAAATTATTATACATTACATTTATACATGATTTACAAATGGACATTTTCCCATTTGAATCTAAAAATAAATCCGTGGCTTCGTAAAAATCTTTTGCGGGTTTATTTTTCATACATTTACGGCAATAGCATTGCTTTATATCAGATATGGGAGATGATGGAGATGACGAAAGAGGAATATTTACAATTTTTTTTCTACGTGAAACTGGCATTAATTATCACCTTCTTTTTTATTAATTATTTCCCCTTATATAAATAGTTATTATTCTACATTAATAAATAATTAAAAATAATTTTATTAATCAAGTCTACATATCCTTTCCGCAAGAGCCGAAAATTTACTTCTTTCGGTTTTGCGAAGACATACTACGCCAAACATTTCATCACCTTTTAATGCTTCTATAATAGCACAAATTCCAGAATTTTTTTCAAAATTACTACGATCCATTTGCCTAGTATCTCCAACAATAATTAATGTCGAATTATTTCCAATACGAGATACAAGCAATGCCATATGTTCAGCACTAAGATTTTGGCATTCATCCACTATTACAATAGCATTATCAAATGATCTAGATCGAATAAATCCCAAATGTGCCAATTCTATTTTACTATCAGAAATCAATCGATCTAATTCTATTTCCGATCCTAAAATATCAGCAATTGGCATTGCCCAAGGTCTTAATTTTTCATTTAATCCTGACGGAAGTGCGCCAAGAGATACAGTATCTTTTACCTCAATATTATTTCTAATATAAATAATTTTATTATAATTACTTCTTTTTTCAATTTTATCTAATGCCCAACATAATGCAATATATGATTTTCCCGATCCCCAATTACCTATGACTAATTTCCCAATAATGGTCTCATTATCTAACATATCAAAAAAACATTCTTGTTCGGGATTTAAAGGTTTAACTTTTGAGAATCTAGTATTATCAATAATTTTATATTTTAATCTTACAAACTTTTCCCCATCCCATCTTTTCTTATCAACGATACAACCAGATTTATCTTTTACTAATAAATATTGATTCTTAACCATTTCTATTTGATATTTATTTTCATAAAAAGCGGAAAGCTGATCATCTGTTAATTCAACCTCTTTAATACCTGTGTAAATTATACACCTCCAAAGTTTATAATTTATATATTACTAAACCACATTTCTTTAAGTCCAATTTCTTTATCCCAAACAAAACTTACCGTACTTTTAATCGCGCCAACAAAACCTCTCTCATAAGTCCACATATCTATATTAGTCATTGATGGTAAATATCTAACAATAGTTCCATTTTTTTCTGTCACAGTTTGTTGAACATGGAAATGTCCCGCATGAACTTCGCTAAAATAAGTTTCACCCCATTCTTTACGAGCCTCACTTTGTAACCATGCTCCAATTTTATCCTTTGCCATGTCTCCATGACACCAACCAATAAGTGATTTACCAATTTTTCTAAATTTACGTGGCAATATATCACAATCAACAATTATAGATTTATTATTACGATAATAGAATTGAATCGATTTTATAAGAGCATATCCCAAAGTTCTATCATGATTACCTGCTATATACGGAATTTCAACTGGTGCAATTTGTGACAATCTATCTATTCCATTAATAAGCATTTCCGCACCCATATTAAAAATTGTAGCAAAATCTAATTCTGTACTTTCCAAATTTGTTCCAGCAGTAGTTGATCTTGATGAAGTATCATAATGCAATATATCACCCAATGGGACTAAATAAATTTTTTCTAATTTTTTATTCTTTATCCTATTACAAATATCATTTATAGTAACATTAAATTTATCTTGAATATCATTTAAATTAGATTTATTATAAATTCCCGCATTTCCAATATGTAAATCAGCTAAACAAATTTCGAGAATATCTGAATTTTCTTTATATTGTGTTGATTGTATTAATTTTGATTGATTTCCATTAAAATTTTTGAAAAAATTATCTATATCATTAAATGAAATTTCAATAGATTTTTTAGGTTTTACAACAATTTTGCTTTGGAAAAAAACTTGTTTACCTCCAGATATGGGACCTTCCCAATAATTATTTCGACAACTAATCATTTCAAATTTTGATTCGTCAAATCCATGAGCCTTCATTAAAAAATCAGGAGTTTTGGAATCCTCATTACTTATTTCAATTAATCGCTCATCTGTAATGCTACCATCTTTATTAAATTCAGTAGTACATTTCAAATTTTTATTTATATTTTCAATATTTTTATCATTACTATCTTTATTAATTCCATTATTCTCTACATCTATTTTTTCAAATTGATTTTTTGAAGGAATACCCCTTTTTTTTCTAATTCTTTTAAATTCAGATCTTAATTGCTCTCCTGTTTTATAATTAAATCTTTTTGCCAACTCATTCCAAAAAGGAACTTTTTTATCACTATTATAAAATTGCAAACAAGTCTCAAATATAGATTCGTCCAAATCATTCTCCAATAAACTTTATATTTATATATTTATAATAAAATTAAAAAAATTTACGCCATATACATAATGCATAGCGTTTAAGAAAAAATGGGCAATGATTAAAAACAAGCAATCTCCATTTACTATTTATTTTTTGATTTATATTTTTATTTTTATCCTTATCATCGCCCATTTTCCCCATCCTTATTCTATCATATATATATATATTTGTCAAGTATTAATTTGTATTATTATATTTCAACAAAATGATATATTTTAATAAATATTAAAATATATCTAAATAAAATGTGATTTTATTTTATAAATGTGTACCACATTTATTACAATATCTCACGTTAGATTTATTAACATTGCCACATATCGAACAAATAATTTTACTTTTTACAGTTACGGGAATTTCAACTTTTTTATTATCATGGTATCCGGTAAGTTTTAATATAATCACATGTGATTGTTCTTCCATATTGCCTACAAAAATTGTTGTAAAATTTTGTTGAATTTCTGATCCATGGACTGTAATTCCATCTATATTATCAATATCATTTACCACTGAATTTTTAATAAGATAATTATACATTGATCTGGAACCTTTTGTATTATCGCAATTATAATTATCACAGGCAAAATTATTACCCGAACTTATATCATCACCCATCGTATAAGTTGCATCCCATGTATTTGAGTAATATGGATACCAATATGGATTCCAATAAAATCGATATGGATCATAACTCTGTTTCCAATAATCTTCATGAATAGTTTCTCGAATTATTGGCTTTTCTTTTTGAAATTTCCATTCTATTCTTAAAATCCCATCATCAATTCTATTACCACGGAAATTTTCTATTTCACTAGTTTTCTCTATAAATTTAAATCTAGAAATTGCAATATTTCCATTTAAAAAACCATCTAATTCTAATGAAGAATTTGACTGGACTACTAGTGCTTTATTATCAAGGACATCATTTCCATCTAAAGATATTTTTACTACTGCCAATCTAGACTCTAAATTTTTTAACAATATAGAGAACTCGGAATCGAAGGGCATCGAAACCATTCCATCTTTTTCCCTTAAAATTTTTCCATTCACTTTCAAACTACAACAAAACTTTTTAAAATAAGCAGACATAATCATATAACCTTTCTAATCTGACCAACTAACAGATTGAATTTTAAAGTTGGTATAATTTTTATAAAAATAATTAGAGCATTCTGTGTTTCCCCAATATTTCTTCCATTTTTATAATGCGGAATCTGAATAATTTACCGCAACATGCCTACGGTCAGCGAATGCATAAATTATTTTATCAACAAATTAAAAAAACAAAAAATTGAAATAAAACACTTCTTTTATAATTATAAATTAGCGTTAGCTGTAAATCCTGTCGTTGATGTATAAGTTTCTAGACTTGCCGTTTTTATATATGCTTGAATTTTATAATCTCCTGCTTGGTCTATCTCAGAAGAACCACTTGTTGTATATTTTATTTTTCCATCACTTCCATCGGTTGAAAAAACAGCGACAGACGAAGAAGATGTTCCATCGGGTTTTTGAATTATAATTGATTTTACTGTAGCAGACGAAATATCTACAATTGAATTATTTTTCCTTTTTATATCTAATTCAATTATTAGTCCTATAGTTCCAACTTGAACATTATCTTTTGATATTTGAGGTAATGGTGAATTAAACAATTTTTATATTACCTCCTTTTATTTTTTATTCATAATTACTTCTGAATGATATATATTATTTACATATACATTTTGATTAAATAAATTTGACAAAAGAACATCATTCTTATAAATATTATTTACATAAACATTATATTCAATTGAATCGGTCAAATTTACATTTTTATCTACAATATTTTGAACATAAACTACAAATGCTAAAAATAATAAATTTTGTTGTAAAACAAGAATCGTTTTATCAACAGTTTGTAATTGGTTTGTACTAAAAATATTTAAAATATTATATTGTATAAAGTTTATATTATTTAACGATTGTAAATGATTATTACCATCAATTAATATCATATTATGTTGAGCAAAAGACAAACTTTCAACAGCTTGTAAATTAGTGATATCATTAATTAATAATAAATAAAGCTGAGACAAATTCAAATCATATAATATTTGTTTTTGTGTAATATTACTCATCGATAATAAATTATGTTGTACTAAAGCAATATCATTAATTGATAATAATTGAGAAGTAGCATTAATTATTAAAAGATTATATTGCATCAACAAAATATTATTAAATGTTTGAATTTGATTTGCATTTGCAATTATTAAATTATTATGTTGAGATAAAATAATATTATTAAATATTTGATATTGAGTTATATCCTCGACTATTAAAATATTATATTGTATTAATACAGCATTATCAGATACTTGTAATTGATTTGTATTATCAATTGCTAATTCAATAAGTCCAGAATGATAAACCAAAACAACATTATCTACTGTTTGTGTATATATCGTACTTATTATTGTATCGGCATAAGTCAATCCAAGTACACCCATTGCATCTCCGCCATTACCAGTTAATATATTATGTTGAATTAGTGGCAAAATATCGAAGATTTGCAATTGGGAAGAATTATTAATTACTAATGTATTATATTGAGATAAAGGAATAATATTAGATATTTGTGATTGAGTAATACTTGCGATTAATAAAACATTATACTGAATCAATAATAAATTATCTGATATTTGTAATTGGACTACATTTAAAGCTGTTAAAATATTATGTTGAATTAATATAATATTATTAAAAGTTTGTATTTGATTTATATTAGCAATTATCAAAATACTAGATTGTGCCAAATTGACATTATTAAATGTTTGTATTTGAGTAGAATTTGTAACTACTAAAATATTATATTGTAATAAAATAACATTATTAAACGTTTGTGTTTGAGTTGAATTTGCAACTGATACTTGGAACGTAGCAATATGATAAATTAAAATAATATTATTTAACGTTTGAATTTGCGCTACATTTGAAATCAATAAAATATTATGTTGAATCAATACAATATTACTATAAGTTTGAATTTGATTTATATTAGCAAGTATTAAAACATTATGTTGTATCGAATTGACTTTATTAGATGTTTGCAATTGTAATGAATTATTAATTGTTAAAATATTATATTGATTCAATACAATGCCATCTAATACTTGTATTTGAGTAGAATTTGCAATTGATATTTGAAATGTAGCAATATGATAAATTAATTCTATATTATCAAACGTTTGCAATTGTGACGAATTTTGTATATTTAATATATTATGTTGTATTAAAATAATATTATTACATGTTTGTTTCTGTACTATGTTTCCAATTGCCAATATATTATACTGAATTAATATTATATTATTAGATATTTGTAATTGTGAAGAATTATTAATTAATAAAATATTATATTGCTTTAAAAATAAAATATTAGAAATTTGATTTTGTGTTATATCATTAATAATCAAAACATTACGTTGAAACAAAACAACATTATTTGATGTTTGATTCTGAGTTACATCAATAGGAGCTAAACTATTATGTTGAATTAAAGTAATATTATTGCAAGTTTGCACTTGACTGACATCATTAACTGATAAAATATAGTTCTC